GCTGCAACGACAGCCGTGCTTTTACTGCGGTGCCACCAAAGTACAAGCGCATCACCCGGACTACACCAGACCGCTTGACGTTGTGTGGTTATGCCAGCCATGTCATGTCAAGGAACACGCAAAACAAAGGAGCGCAACGTGACTCGCAAGTGTACCGTGTGTAAACAAGTAGTGCTGATCGAGGCGCTGCAGGACCCCGGCGGGGTCTGCCGTGACTGCTATGCAAAAGAACCAAGGAGCTGGACACCCACATCCTCACACCGCTGGCGCGAGTGGGTAATACCGGAGGAAAAAGAGAAAACAAGATGAGCACAACGACTGTAGAGTTAGCTAAAGAGCCATTGTGGGCAATCGAGGAAGAACTCGAGATGCTCCTCGACTCGCTCGACTCGTGTGAAGAAGAACATCGCGAGGAGCTGAGCCTGAAAATTGAGACCTACGTTGGGAAACTCGCCAGCAAGGTCGATTCGATCGCCGGTGTGCTGAAGTCCCTCGAAGCCGTGCAGGAGAACGCCAAGAACGAGATTGATCGTCTACGCGCAAGAGAGAAAGCCGCGGAGCGGGCAATGAACCGCCTGGAAGGCTATTTGTTAGAGGTGCTTCGCAAACGGCCCGATCAGAAACTGAAGGGCAAATGGACCACGTTCGGCATCCGCACCAGCGAGGCGCTCGTGATCGTGAACCCCGACCTGGTTCCGGCCGAGTGGAAGAGGGTTACTACGAGTGTCGATATTTTAAAACCGCCAATAAAACAGGCCCTGAAAGCGGGCATCGAGGTTCCGGGGACCGCGATTCTGGTCCACGAGCACTTAAGCCGGAAATGACGGACGACCTGAAGCTCATCCTGACGGTAGCGGCCGCGGCCGGGGCGATGTATGGCCTGGTAACACGCCCGCTGATGGCGCTGCTCAAGTCCGAAATGAAGGGGCTAGGCTTGGGGTTCAAACTGGAAATTCAGTCCGCGAAGCAGGAATTAAAAGCAGAGATGACCGCAATGGAAAAACGGCTGAACGAGCGGATCGATGCCTGGGTCCTTCGCCGGTGAGCTAAAGCTTCAACGACTTTCCGTAACCGGATCACTTCGCGAATCGGGATTTCTGTACTTCCCAATCGTACACACGATCGACAGAAACAATGAGACGCAAGTATCCGGTTCGGAATACGATAGCGGGGTGCAGCATCTCTTCAAGTTGAAGCCCCCGCTAGCGCCGAAGCTGTCAGAGAATAACGTGGAAAAGGCATGCGTCGACATCCTGCGCTGGCGTCACTGGTACGTAGCCCGCCTGCACAGCGGGCGTGTGAAGACACTGGATAACCGGCGCATCCTTACCCTGTGCGAAGCGGGCACCCCGGATTACCTGTGCGCGCACGCCGAACACCCGCCGTTCTTTCTCGAGACGAAACGCGAACGAGGCAAGCGCACGTTGGTGCAGGAAGCGCGGCATTTCGAGATCGAAAAGACTTATAAGATCCCGACAATTACAGTAGATAAGGTAGAAGATTTATTGGATTATTTGAGGAAAATAGACGAAGTTGCAGAGGACAAGGCGTGAACGAGATTCAGTACTATACCTTGATAGCGGTACCGCTGGTGGGCATCCTGATGAATGCGGCGCTGTACATCTACCTTGGCGGCCGGATAGACAAGTTGATCGAAGGCGGGAAGAAATAATGCTGCCGCCGAAACGGTACGATCCGATTAAAGCAGGCATACGGGAGCGCCTTCGGCGCGAGAAGCATCAGAAGTTGATGCTTGAACTGAATCGCGAGTTAGAGAAGACGCGAGCCCGATGGAAAGGGAAAGAGACTGAAATCACGCGAACTAACGGGGGGACACAATGAGCGATAACACAATGGGATTCCTAGAATGGCTTTTTTGGATGATACTGGCACTGCCCGCGATTATGGAGAAACGGTAGCTTTCTGTTTCGTTTTGTCGTCCTCTGCAATCTTCGCCAGTTCTGCTACTGCCGCGGTAATGGCAGCCCGGTTTCCCAGAGGAATCTTTAAGCCCTGCGTTAGGAGTTTGATACCCCGGGGAGAGTACAGCAACCGCATAAAAGCAGCCGAGCCTATCGTGGTTTTAAGCAGGGTGGGCACATCCGTTACGCGCTCTAGAACAGCACCTGAACCTAGCCCGTAAACGGCAGAGCCGCTGGGGTTGACGTTTTCCGTGATCTTCTTTTGAGCAAGAAATAACTTCTCGAGGTCCCCCCGCAGCATCGGGTTGGGGAACAGCAGTTCCTTCGTCTTCGCCCCGAGGTTATTCCATTCTCCTGATAACTTCTGGTTACGGCCGAATCCGCCTTCTGCCGTCGCCTTCTCAAACAGGTCTTCGAGCCAGGCCCGCCCCAGCTTCGGCAACTCTCCTGGTGTTTCTTTGGCAATTCCGCGTAATTGTTCGATACCCGCATCCTGGCGTTGCACCAGCTGCTTGAAAGCCTTGACCGGCTCGGCATGTAAGTCGTCGAGAACTTCTTGCGTAGTAAAGTATTGCTTTGATAAATTTCTTCCGGATTTCAGACCTTCCAGAGCTTGTGGATGCCCTACAGCTTGACCCACTGCGGTATCGATCGACTTCTCCAGAGTAGGAACGATATATTTGCCGAGCCCTTTCGCCTGGCCCTCCCCCTCCCGTGCAATCGTCTTCACTGCGCTGAGCAATTTCTCGGCTTGCGATGGGCTTACATAATCAGGACCGTTGATGATTGTCTCTACTGCCTTGTATCCGGTTGAACCTTGCTGCCGGGTAACCGTCCAGTAGGGGTCTTCGCTCATCTGCTTGAAGATGGGGGCAACCCGTGCCTTCAATCCCGTCATATCCACCGGCAACGGTACATCCGCTGTAATCGGGTTGCCCTGAGGGTCAACGCCTTGTTGTACCGTTTTCAGGTTCCGCGGGTCCGCTTCCGCCGCATCGCGCAACGCATAGCCTGCGTTCGCCTGTGCTTTCCCGGCGGTAACCCGTGCTTCGAGCGCACCCCGTATATCGGCCCCCGCCGACTCCGGAACCATTACCTGCGGGTGTGCCTGGTCTGCCAGTTCGCCTGCCACCCGTTGTAGGCCGCGTGTCGTCCCCCGCTCCATGATCCCGCCCACTACCGACCCGCCGGGAGTGGCTGATGTCAGTTGCTGTGCGCCTTTAACAAACTTGTTGCCTGTAGCCGCCCCTGCCGGCACCGGGATACCGCGCTGTTGCGCGAACTCGATCGCCGCCTGCTCTGCGGGATTCAGGTTCTGTAGCTTCGGTAGCAACGGCACACCGCGAATCTTTGCTATCGCCGCCGGGGCCACGATGTTCGTCCCGATACCGAGCGTTTCCCCCACCCCTTCCGCGGTCTTGCCTTCCTCGAATTTCCGGGATGCGGCTTCCATCTCGGGACCGAGAACGGGAATCAGGTAGTGCAGCGACTGCCGCAAGCCCTTCGCATAATCGCCCTTCTCGAAGGATTCCTTCGCCTGCATGGCGAGTTGTCCCTGCGCATCCAGCATTGCTTTCCCCGCGGCCACCGGATGATTTACCGCTTCGGATAAGCCCTGTATCTGCGCTACCGGGTTTACCTTGTCCCACCAGGAACCTAACGAGGTCATCGCGGAGTCTACAAGTCCATCATGTTTACCGGGAGCGGCGGCATCTTGTTGCGGCTGAGGCGCTGCTTGATAGCTCTTCAAGGCTCTAGCGATATCCACGTCTGTGAAGTCATCGGGAAACTCGTGAACTTCGCCTTCATACTCGATTTGCTTGGGCATCAGTTTAACCTCACAGGATTGCCGTTCGCATCCTTACCCCAGCGGACCGGCGCCTTTCCGCTCCTGCTTCCTTGAGGTGTAAGGGGGGAAGGCTTTCCACCGCTCAGCAACGGAGACGGAATAGTGCCTGGGGCCGCAGCAGGCGCCGGTTCTCCTGGCGTAAGCGTAGCCGGGTCTACTCCTGCCTGCCGCAACAGTTCGTCTGGGTCTACATAAGCACGCCCGGAACCACGGATCAGACTCTGCTGCACGATCAGCCGGTTTCGGCGTTTTTTTTCAAGCACTGCCGGTGAATCGCCCGGTTGCGGAATGTATTGTGCCCGGGCGCTCGTAAACTCAGGGGGAGAAATAGCTGCGCCCGACTCCCGGCGTAAAACGGAGTTGATGAAGTTGCGCTCGTTCTGGGCGAAGACCTGCCCCGCTTCGGTGTTCAGGAAGTTGGGCGTGAGCTTGTTCCAGACCATCTCTTTGCCGCCCATGGTCAGAGTCTCAAAGCCCTGATTCGCCTGCTTCACCCGCGCCGCATAGCCCGCCAGCAGTTCCTCGCCTTGCGTTGGCGGCTTGCCCTCCTGCAGCGCTTTCGATTTCGCGGTGGCGAGCTCGAGCGCCTGGGCGAACTCCGCAGGGTTCAGGAGCCGGTCCTGCTGAGTGGCGACCTTGGATGCGATCATCCCCTGCTTGGCAGCAAGGCCCACCCGCTTCTCTTCCTCGGTCCGATTCGGCTGTGCCAGCCACCAGTTCAGCTTGTCCAGGGTATCCGGGACCGTTCGCTGCTCCTGGGCCAGGATCTCAGTGGGAGTCTGCCCCAACGTTAAAGCTTTGTAGCGGTTCTTCTGGTTGAACTCTGCCGGCACCAGCGGACGTACGTCTTCGGGCAGCGTGTTGCGGGCCTTGTCCCACTCCTCCTGGCTGGTGGCCCCGAACATTTGCACCGCTGCTTTTTTGCGGGTGGCCAGGTCCGCTTCGAGCAGTTTCTTCTGCTCTTCTGCCGGCCGGGTGATGGCTTCCGACGCTGCCTTCTTCTGGGCTTCCGCCAGAGTGAGGGCCTTCGTTTGGTACTCGTTGAACTTATCCGCCCCCAACAGACGTGTCGCCATCCGGTCGTGCAGCGGCACTGTCAGCCCAGTGCGTGCGAGCTCCTCATGCTCGTCATCGGTGAGCACTTTGAGTTTTTTATAGCGCTCCCAGTTTTGCATCACATACGTGAGCCGCTCCTGGGGGTCTGCGATCTGCATCCCGGCATCGATATCGTGCAGCGCCAGTTGCTGCTGGTGCTCGAGTCTGGCCTGAGCCGCGGCCTCGGACTTGAGCCGGGCTTCTCGCGAAGTATCAATGCTCTGGCTTAGGGCGAGCGCTTTCGGGGCATCGATACCTACTAGCGTCTTGAGCGTTGTAGGGTGGATCTGGCCGGTCTCGGGATCTACCAGGGGGTTGCTGCCGAGCGCTGCCTGCCAGTCCTCCTGCCGCTGCCACTCCTTCTGTTTGTGCCCGAACTCGGCCTGTTGCATCAGCGCTTGCTGGGTCTGCAGTTTACGCTGCAGCTCGGCGTGCTTCAGGGCCTCGTAGCGTGCCCGGTCCCCGGTGAAATCCGGGTACTCCGGCAGCTTTAAGTTGGAGAAGATATTTCCGCCCATTACGCCGGCCTCCTCCAGGTTCCAGTGGCGTAGTCATAGGTGCCGCCTTGCCTTCCGCCACCTCCAAAAACGCTACCAAAGCCACCGCCCCAGCCGCCCTGGCTTTGTCCGTACTCTCCCAACATACTGCCGAGAGAGGTTCCAAGTCCCTGCCACATACCCGCTCCCACTCCCGCGTTGGCGAGGATCGACTGCGCGGTAGCTTCGTCTCCCGATAGCCGTAACTGTCGCGCCAGGTCCCCGTATTTCATACCGATATCGGCCTGCCGGTTTGCAGAGTCGACGCCATAGTTGCCTTCCTGCAACGCAGCGTTGTTGCGCCAGTTGCCGCCGACATTAGCCGCCTGTATCCCGGCATTGCCACCATATACGGCCGAGTTGTACAGGTTCTGTCCCGAAGCCTGCGCCGCGGTGGAACCGAAGCCGGCCAGCCCGGAGAGCGTGCCCACGCGTTGCTGGCGAGCCCCCTGGTTCGCCCCGAACGTGGATAATGCACGGTTGTACGCGCTCTGGTATTCCTGGCTCGCCGCATCCTGCCCGTACCGGGTGAGGGCTTTCATGGTGCCGCCGGTCTGTCCGATCCCTCTCGCGGCCGCACTACGCTCGATCGCCTTCTGCCCCTCGTTCATCCGGAACTGATAGCTCGGGTCATCCTGGGAGAACTGGAAGTTAAACTTCTCCTCCGGCGCCGCGGCTAACTGGCTCAGCGTCTGAAACGCCTGCTGCCCGCCCTGCACATAGGGGTTAAGGTACTCGTTGGCGCTGGTGGCTGCGTTCCGTACGCCTTCGGCACCCCCGCGTGCCAGCGCTCCAAGGTCGTCCGCGCTGCGGTTGGCCACCGTGCTGTAGCCCTGCCCTGCGTTGCTGTAAGCCTCGGCAATTCCCGGGTTGATCGTCTCCGGCATCTGCAAGGCATTAGCCGCTTCGCGCTGCCGCGACTGATAGAGCTCGGTGCCTGCCCGCTTGATGCCTCCGCTCAGTGCGCGGCTACCGAGAAACGCCCCCCCTGCCTTGAGTAGTCCCGAACCTGCCATCAACCATGCGCCCATAGAAATCTCCTTTTTCTTTTCGCTTACACGCCCAGCCAGACAGCGCTGATCGTGGTGTGGTCGGCGCCCACCGTGCTGCCCCCTGGCCCACCGGTCTTATACGCCGAGAGAAACACCGTAGCGCCTGCGGACGACGTGTACAGCCACTGCTGCCCGATCGTGGTCGCCACCGTGGTCGCTGTCGCCGCTACAGTCAGAGCCGCCACACCCACAGCGCTCCCGCTGAACCCGCCCACCAAAGTTTGCCCCTGATCCGCGGACTGGAAATTAAAGTAGTAAACAGCCGAGATCAGATACTTCCCGGCGTTCGGCAGGACGAGTGAGGTGCCGGCAACGGTCTGCGGGGTTGTCGTCAGTCCGAGGGCTGCATTGGCGCGGGCAAACAGGACGGTAGCGGTTGCCGGCGTGACCTCGACCCAGGCGGTCTGCGACCAGATAAAGTGCCGGGCCGGGAAATCGCTGGTGCGGAACTCGAATCCGCCCTCATGGATACCTAGATCCGCTGGGCGCTCATCCGGGACCATCGTCCCGAACATGGTTCCCGACACGTACCACCAGATGCCGGCCTGGAGCTGGTAGAGCACGTTGCTGCGGTCGATCTCGCACCAGAACGCGCCATCTCCCAACGCATCTACCGGTGCTGCCAGACGCTCCGCATGTGTGCCATAGAGGGTCACCGGGTAAGCGGTGATATCTATCCAGTCGGTCCCGTCCCAGAAGAAGGACTGCCCGGTATCGGTGGCGTCGAATTGGAACCTGGCATCGTACGGGCCTAAGTCCGTGGGCATCGAAGCCAGCGGGGCTTCCATCGTCCCGAGGACGTACACCCACTGCGGGGCTACCGAAGGCGGCACCGTGGCCGGTATGACCGGGACGATTCGCACCTGATACAGCACCGTGCGGTCCGACTCCCAGAACCAGGTGCCGGGGCGGAAGTTCGCAGGATCGTAGGGGCCGTCCGGATCGACTCTTTCAGCGTGGGTCCCGGTAACAAAGGTGCGGGTGCCGATATTCAGGACCCACTGAAAGAGAGAAACCCACGGCACGGTCAATAAGCGCCGTTCGTCAACCACCTCGTTCTGCAGCGGCAGCGGGATCGGCAGCGGAGATATCTGTTGCGTGGACGCTGCGAACCGTTCGGGCCGGGTCATCCCCCCGAAACGCCGCATTAACGCGCCACCGTTGCTGCAGCTTGCGGGGGATCGGCCAGGTGCAAGTAGCCTTCAATGATTCCCTGGGCTCCCGATAGCGAGTCAAGCAGGTATAGTTCGTACATCCGATCCCGTGCTCTGCCTAATCTGCGGTACTTGATCTCGTGCTTAAACGGAGCGACGGTTCGTTCCTGCGACCACGTTGTGCCGTCGTCCCCGAGATATCGCATCGTCACCGCACTAGATCCGCTAGTCAGCAACCTCAGGTAATGGTGGAACAGCCACTGCTGATCCGCTTGCGTATAAGGCGCGGCCCGATACCGGCGGATGCGGTTGCCATCGTCACCGTACAGATGCACGCCTTGCTCGTAGATCCGGGTGTGGTCGCCATCGGGAAACGGTGCCTCGGAAGTCCGTGCCACCAGGTGTTTGTTGAAGCAGAACGCATGGAATCCCCCGCCTCTCCACTGCTCCCAGTGGTCCGAGTTCCAGCGTGCCCGTTCGTGCCACATGTTGGTCGTGAGGTTGTACACCAAACACGCCTTCGCTCGCGGAAAGCTCAGCACATAGAACGTATGGCCGTTCTCGGTATATCCCGAGCCGGTGATGGTTTGATCGGTCCCCAGGTCCAGGTAGCCCTTAATCAAGAACTCGATCGCCTGGTTGCTGACCGGCACCGGCGTGTAGCCTTCGGTGCGAAACACGCGCCCGTAGCCGTACTCGTCCATCCCCAGCCAGTACAGTCTCCGGTCGATTTTCGTTACCGACCACGGGGCCATCGTGCCCTGATCGATCGTCGCCCCGTCGATCGGCGCAAACGGAAAGTCCGCGTTTCCCGAGTCGTACCACACACGGATCGAGCGCTGCCCGAACATCCAGAGGTGGCCTTCGTGTGCCTCGAGTCTGACAAGACGGTCCTTGGGTCCCTGCGACTGGGCAACATCCGCCCCATCCCATAACAAGCCATCCGTTGAGAGTTGGATGGTCTGCCCGTCCGCACGGAGAATAATGTAATAACCGTCGAGATAGACCACGCTGATCGCGCCGTCATAGGTCTTATGGCTAACCCCGCCGGTCGCATACCAGATCTGATCCCCGCTCGCGATCAGTATCTCGTTACCCCCGCCCGCAAACTGCACCGGGGTGGCTGCGCTCAGCACACCTCCGGTGATAGCCGTGGCTGCGCCGCTCGAGAAGATCTCAAACAACCCGCCCTGCGCTACCGCAAACAAGCGGTTATCCCCCGCCCACAAGCCGCGTATCGGCGGGTTGGTCAACGTTGTGAACGTCGTCAGTCCTGGGATCGGGGCTAGTTCGATCTTCGATTGCGCCGTGCCGGAGGTGTCGACGATGGGGAACCAGTTAATCGCCCTAGAGTTTGACCAAAGCGAGTCGCGGGTGATGTCTGTTCCACCGCACAACGAGAATGGCGCTATAGGCATATCAGATCACCGCAACCGTTTGCTTTTGTCCCGCGCTGGTCCAGGTTCCGAACGTGGCGGTGCCGATATTTACCCACGTAGCGCCATCGTTGGTCGCTTGCATCGTGACCGTGGTGGGCGACTGCGTGTAACTCGCGTCAGGACGCGCCTGCCACGCAATCTCGACAATCGTTACCTGCTTCCCCATCGAATTGCCCAGCCAGTTGCCGGGAGGGGCGTTGGCTGCGGCCCAGAACGTACCTGCATTGCGGTCGAATGCGGTGAACCCGTAATACGGCGGCGAGAAGTAATCGCTGTACATCCCATGCCTCTGGTCGGAAGAAGTCACATCCGCGCCG